AATTACCAAGACACGTGCAAGAGTACATAGACAGCATCGGGACGGTCGATTACTTCAGCAGGCGCGGCCCTCTGCCGGAGGGCTGTAAGCTATATGAGATGCGGGTTTCCGCACTGGATGCCGCAGGGGATGCCGCACGGGGGTACGCGTGGGATGCCGCAGGGGATGCCGCAGGGACTGCCGCAGAGGACGCCGCGGGGGATGCCGCGCTGTTAGCCGTATGCCTGCTGATGCGGGAGCATATTGCACCTGAGCATCTGGCGTACGCCCTTATGCGCTGGGCGATCTGGCAGGCGGGATATGGCGTGGCGGCCGAGGTCGATGGGACGCACTACTGCTACAGACGGCCGTAACATATCCCCACAGTACATGACCCGACGCTGTGCCGGACGATAGCACCGTCCAGCTACATCATGAGTTGTCCTCCTCCAGTCTGGACGCCCGGCAGAGCGTCGGGGGTGTGTAATCTATTAAAAGACACGAATAGGAGACAGCAATGAATCAAACTGTACTGCTTGGATTTATTAAGTGCCCATACTGTGCCCATGAATTTGACTGGGGCGGGTATTGGCGTCGGGGTAAATTTATTGATTGCCCTGAATGTGGCAAGGAAATGTATGTGTGGCAGAATATTGAATACGTGGCATGTACAAAGGACTTTAATGCCGACGAATATTATGCTATGGAAACATCTGATGGACGGCTAAGTATCAACGAGTTACAGAATATGCCCCTACATGAATGGGTGTGGATCGAAGTACTGGCACCGTTTGAATCCAAAGATAAAATATCAGCTTATTACCGTAAACAAGTAGACTATTCACGTGGAATGGCGTTCTGCTGTGGGTACCCTGGACTTAGTTTCAGTTTCGACTATAACGAATATGGCAAGTCATGGGTTGCTTACAGTGCTATGGACTGACAAAAGGAGGCGGAGATAAGGGGATGAATCAACCTGTTGTCGATGTTTGCTGCGGAAGTCGTATGTTTTGGTTTGATAAGCAAAACCCAAATGTAGTATTTTGCGACAACCGCGAAATCCCACTCCATGAATACTACCCTCATAGATATATCGAAATAAAGCCAGATATAGTTTGCGATTTTACACATCTGCCATTTGGCGATAACTCGTTCAAACTTGTGGTATTCGATCCGCCTCATTTAAGACGGGCAGGGCCTAAATCATGGATAGCCCTGAAATATGGTTGCTTGGACGAAAGCTGGCCACAAATGATTCACGATGGATTTCGAGAATGTATGAGGATTTTGGATGACTTTGGAACTTTGATTTTTAAATGGTCAGAGGTTCAAATTCCGCTGAAAGAGGTGTTGAAATCAATCGGCGTTGCGCCGTTATTCGGGCATCGGAGCGGGAAAAACAATAACACTCACTGGTTATGTTTTATGAAATTTCCTAAAGGAGGCAGCCAATGTCAAAGGTAGACTATAACAACATGCGGGTGCAGGTGTATTACCTCGACGGGGGCGTATATCGCAAAGCGTATATACAGGAGGTAACCCTACGTGAGCTGAATGCGCTCAACAGGCGCAAGCGCCATATCGGCTTTATGTTGGCGGCTGACGATCCATACGGCACCCGCCTTCCGGACACGATCCGGCCCGAAAAAGTCACACAACAAAATATCTATTTGCCTAAATAAAGGCATTGGATAGAAAGTTTTATATAATAAGTAGAAACTGCCGAAGCAATAAATAAAGAAATAAAAATGGGGGCGCTGGTAAATGGCAGAAACAACCATTATTACAATACAAATAACTACTGACAGGAGCGGAACGGGGACACTAGCAAAAGAAACGATAAAAAAGCGTAACGAACTGATAAACAGACTGTTGTCAGGGGAAATAATGGATATAAGTTATGAAGAGCAGACAAACACAGCTTATATAGCAGTTAAGGAGACACAGATAGAAAATAATGTGTATAAGGAAAAACAAGCCAACGTGCCATATGCTCAAATCATGGAGCTGTACAATACCATCTGCCAAAGTTATCCCAAGATTATGACAATAGACGGGCAACGCCGAAAGGCTGTATCAGCAAGGTGGACTAAATACAAAAAAACAGACACCTTCCGCGCATTATTTGAAAAAGCGGAAGCAAGCAAATTCTTGAAGGGGGAAAACGCCCGCAACTGGAAAGCAACGTTTGATTGGCTCATAGGAGCTAACAACATGGCAAAAACGTTGGAAGGCAACTATGACAATGAAAACGCACGACGTGGCAAACCAGCTCAAAAACAAAAAGAAAACAGGGCGTTAAAATATCAGCAGCGGCAATATAAAGATGAAGAATTGTCGGGAATAATATTAGACTTTGACGAATGAAACCAAACAGCATTGTTGCGGCGTATAGCCGCAATACGGGCTTGTAATGGGTATTAAGATCACAGCCAAACGATAGGGAGGAACTGAAAGGTGCCATATTGTAGCGAAGCATATTTGGACATATTTGACGGTTTACCCTTAGAAACTGAAACGGCAGAAGAACGTATAGAAAGCCTAAGACATCAGAATGTCAAGCGTTACAGAGTTAAAACAATCCGATCAGGGAAACTACTTGAATGTGAGATATACCCGATATGGGCCACAAAAAGTGACGCAGGGAGAGCTAAAAAAGCACGGGAAAGTCGACTTGCACAAAAAAACCTTAATCATAAAAATGTCCGTAAAAAAATAATGCGTCTTGCCAACGTAAATTTTACGGATGCAGATATATGGGGGACGTTTGGATACGATAATAACAAATTGCCGACAACGCCAGAGCAAGCGCGCAAGGATGTGGTTAACTTTATCCGTCGTATAAAGCGAAGGTATAAAAAAAGGGGACTGCCGACATTGAGGTATCTATATGTTACCGAATGGCGGCGGGAATCAGACGAAGAAGGGAGCGCAATTAGAGTACATCATCATGTTATCATGTCTGGAGGAATGGACAGAGATGAAATAGAACAGCTTTGGAATGGGGGCGCTTATCCGCATACCCGCCGATTGAGAATAAAAGAAGATTGCGGCTTAAATGGCGTCGCATGTTACCTTGCAAAAGGTACAAAAGGACAAAAGTATTGGGGGCATAGTACAAATTTAAAGCAACCCGTAATAACGATTGCGGACAGCAAGCTTAGCCGCAGACAGGTAGAACGTATTGTTAAAGACGAAAACAGCTTGCCTGTTCGGTTCGAAAACCTGTATGGGAATTATAAATTTAGAGATGCGCAAATCAAGCGGAGCGATATAGTATCGGGCGCATATATCTACGTGCAAATGTATCAAAGCAGACAGTTGAAAGCCGTGAACAAATATAGGGAGGTTTAAAGAGAATGAAGAAAGAGACGGTTTATCTTGCGGGGAAGATTACGGGCGATCCGTCGTACTTCCACAAGTTCTACGAAGCGCAGAAGAAGCTGGAGGCGGGCGGCTTTATTGTCGTCACTCCAGCGCTTCTTCCTTCGGAGGGCTTCACCTACGAAGCGTATATCCGTATGTCGTCGGCAATGCTCGACGAATGTGCGGCGGCTTGCTTCCTTCCAGATTGGATCGAGAGCGACGGCGCGACGTATGAGTTCGGGCGCGCGGCGGCACAGGGAAAGCGCGTCTTTATCTATGCTGCATGGGAGGCGGAGCAGGAAGAGAAGCCGAAGTACATTGTTCAGACGGGAAAAACAGACAAGATCGCTTTCAAGTGCTTTGAATGCGAGAAGATAAGCGTATATCCAGCAAGATCGGCAGATGGTAGAAAGTGCGAGCATTGCGGCGGGCATATTGCGCCGATCGGGTACGCTTTGAAGGGATGCGTGGAAAATGGCAAATAAAGCTTCTCGAGTGGGCGAGACTTCAACTCCCGAACGGAGGAAGCGGACACAAAGCGGAGGCTGGGCGGCGGACGTTATTTTGAATTACTTGGAGGGAAAAGAAGATGGCTAAAAAGAAAACGATCATTCCGGACGAATTGCGCGAGGTAATCAACGAAGCCGCCTTCGCGGGCGCTTACGAAGCGTACAAAAACACGGCGGGCGCGTATGTTAATTACTTCAAGGCTATGGAAACGCTTTTGTATAACTACAAGAAGCTGGCGGCGCTTGTCGCCGATGAAGAAGGCTATTGCGAAGTAGAGTATCACGCAGGGCGAAAGACCTTCGCGGCGGGCGGCAGAAGCACGGGGTATTACGAGCAGAAAACCGAAGAGGATATTATCGCGGAATTGCAGGAGGAAAAAAGGCGGCAGTATCGGGAAACGAAGTACGGCTTCGAGCGGCTGGAGAGGGCTATAAACCTATACCGCGACCGCAAGGAATTCACGGTGGTTCGTATGTACTACTTCGGCGAGGACTACGAAGGCAAGCCGCGCGAGAGCGGCAAGCCCTACACGTGGGAGGGATTAGCATTCGACCTTGAAGAAGCGGGCGTTCTTAAGGGAATAAAGACCGCGTGCAGATGGCGGAACAAGATCGTAAACGATATGGCGGTATGCGTATTCGGGATCGCGGCGGCGGTGGGTGCGGCGACATACAGGCGCAAAGCGGGCGAATAAATGACAATATCGCGACAATATCGAGGAGTGGAACGGGGTATATTTATATGCTATACTGTTTACGATGAATTATTACGCAAGACGCAAGCGCACACATAGCGCCTTTTCGGAGCAATCCGGAAGGGCGCTTTTATTATGCGCGGGAAAGGAAGGTGCGAGTATGAAGCCGTGGGCAGAGCAGTTCTACAACAGCGAGGCATGGCGGGCTTGCCGTGATGCGTTCCTACAAAGCAAAGGCTATCTATGCGAGCGGTGTAGCACGCCGCACGATCCGGTTGTGGCGAAGATTGCACACCACAAAATATATTTGACGCGAGATAATATCAACGATCCGCGCGTATCTCTTTCGTGGGAAAATTTGGAGGCCCTATGTCAGGACTGCCACAACAGAGAACATCATCGGAGTAAACGTAAGCAACGGTATACATTTGACGCAAATGGAAATCTGATATATCCCCCCCATGCGGAGCGCTGAGTGTAGCCTGACAACACCGAGAGGCAGAGGTTAATTTTACTCTGCGGGCGCGCGCATAACGGGTGTACGCGAAAAGGGGTGTAGGTTGTTTCGGGAAGGAGGCGTTTTTTATGGCGACAAAAAAGGAGTTGACGAAAGAACAGAAGATCAAGCGAGAGATCACGCGATTAAAGCGCGTTTTCAAAGACTTGGATAAAAATAAATTGCAGACCGTCGAAAGCCTTATCCGGAACGCCGCTTTTATGGCGGTGAGCCTTGAAGAGTTGCAGGAAATTATAAACGTGGAGGGCTACACCGAGGAATACCAGAACGGCGCGAACCAGTCCGGACGCAAGCAGAGCGAGGCGGTCAAAACCCATATTGCCATGACTAAAAACCACGCCGCGATTATGAAGCAGCTGGCCGACCTTGCGCCGCCCGTGAAGAAGAAAGAAAGCAAATTGCAGGCTTTGAGGGATGAATAATGCCGTTCGCAAATTACATCTTTGAGTATTATTCGCGCATTTCATCCGGAGAAATAACGGTTGGCAAGTGGGTGTTGTTGCTTTATGAGATCATAATAAACGGCTTGCAAAAGGGCGAATATCTCTTCAACGCGAAGAAGGCAAACAAGGCTATCAAGTTCGTTGAAAACTTCTGTCATCATTGCGAAGGCCGAGAAGATTTGTTGAAATTGGAGCTTTGGCAAAAGGCTTGTGTTTCGGTGATCTTCGGCGTTGTAGATGCTGACGGAATGCGCGTATTCCGTGAAGCGTTCATTGTCATAGGCAGGAAAAACGGAAAAACGCTTTTTGCTTCCGCGATCATTGCGTATATGGCGTATCTTGATGGAGAATACGGAGCAAAGATATATTGCCTTGCGCCGAAATTGGAGCAGGCAAATATTGTGTATGACAACTTCTTTCAGATGGTGAAGAAGGAACCGGAGCTTTCGGAGCTGGCGAAGAAGCGCCGTTCAGATATTTACATTGAGGACGCCAACACCGTAATTAAGCCGCTGGCCTTCAATGCAAAGAAAAGTGATGGTTTTAATCCTCACCTTGTCGTAAATGACGAAGTGGCAAGCTGGCGCGGCGACGGAGGTTTGAAACAATACGAAGTGATGAAATCCGCTCTTGGCGCGCGGCGGCAACCGCTGATCCTATCTATCAGCACGGCGGGCTATGAAAACGATGGTATATACGACGAATTGATGAAGCGTTCCACGAGCTTTTTGAAAGGAAACAGCAAGGAACACCGCTTGCTTCCGTTTCTCTATATGGTGGACGATCCGGAAAAATGGAACGACATTGAAGAGCTTAAAAAGGCGAACCCGAATATGGGTGTGTCGGTGTTCCCACATTTCTTCGTTGAGGAAATCGCCATTGCCGAGAACAGCATAAGCAAAAAAACCGAATTTCTGGTGAAATACTGCAATGTCAAGCAGACTTCTTCAATGGCGGCCTTCGACGCGCCCATGATTTACGCCGCCAGCGCCGCCCTTACGCTTGAAAACTTCCGGAACAACTACGCCGTGGGCGGCTTTGACCTTTCGCAAACGACCGACCTTACGGCGGCCAGCGTGATTATTGAGAGGGCGGGCAAGCTATATGCTTTCTGTCAATTCTTCATGCCAGCAAACCGCGTCGAGGTGGCCACGGCCATAGATGGCGTACCGTATGACATATTTGTGAAGCGCGGCATTGTCACGCTATCCGGCGAAAACCACGTGCAGTATAAAGACGTGTTCAACTGGTTTAAGAGGTTAAAGGAAGAATACAAAATTTACGTGCTGAAAGTGGGCTACGACCGATACAGCGCGCAATATCTGGTTGACGACATGAAGGGCTACGGCTTCCACATGGATGATGTGTGGCAGGGTGAAAATCTTGCGCCCGTTATTCGTGAATTTGAAGGGATATTAAAAGACGGCAATTTCTTGTTCGCCGACGAAAACACATTATTGCAAAGCCATTTTTTGAACGTGGCCTACAAGCACAACTTGGAAACGCGCAAATTCCGGCCTGTCAAGATTGAGCAGCGGGCGCGCATTGACGGCTTTGTATCCGTCATAGACGCTTTGGCGGTGCGGCAAAAATACTTCGGCGAAGTGGGCGAAATGCTAAAAAATGCGGGGTGATACAATGGGACTTTTTGAAAAAATCTTTAGAAGGCCGCGCGGCACGATACAGACAGATGGCTTTTTCGAGTTGTTGAACGGCTACACGCCCGTTTTCACCAACGCGCCGGAAAGCCTTTACGAAATGGAGCTAATACGCGCGGCCATACATTCCTTTGCCAGCTTTTGCAGCAAGCTAAAGCCGGAAATCAGCGGCAACGCGTACAAAAAACTTGAAAAAACGCTGCAATTTAGGCCGAACCCGTTTATGGACACAAGCAAATTCGTGTACCGGATTGCAACCATTCTTTCGGTGAACAACACGGCATTCATTGTGCCGCTGGAGGACGAAGGCGGCGGCATTGTGGGCTATTACCCTATTTTGCCGCAGCGGTGCGAGGTGGTGGAGGTTAAGGGCGAACCATTTTTGCGCTATACGTTTTCCAACGGCCAGCGGGCGGCGATCGAGTTTGACCGCGTGGGAATATTGACGCAGTTTCAGTATGACGATGACTTTTTCGGCGCGGACAACCGCGCCTTGAAGCCTACCATGCAGCTGATACATACGCAAAATCAAGGGATCATTAACGGCGTGAAGAATTCGGCTTCGATCCGCTTCCTTGCCAAAATCGCCAATATGATCAGCGCGGAGGACATCGCCAAAGAGCGCAAGCGGTTTACCGAAGACAATCTTTCGGCAGACAACCAAAGCGGCATGATCATATACGATAGCAAGTTTTCGGATTTGAAACAGGTGGACAGCAAGCCCTTTGTCGTCAATCCCCTGCAAATGCAGCAGATCAACGACAATGTATTCCACTACTTCGGGACGAACGCGGCCATTATACAGAACAAGTATAGAGAAGACGAATGGAACGCCTATTACGAAGGCAAGGTTGAACCCTTCGCCCTCCAGCTTTCCCTTGTCATGTCCAACATGACCTTCACGCCACGGGAAATCGCCCACAACAACGCCATCCACTGGACGGCCAACAGGCTTCAATACGCCAGTAATCAAACGAAGCTGAGTATATCGACGCAGCTATTCGACCGCGGCTTGCTTACCCGTAACGGCGTTATGGATATTTGGAACATGGCGCACGTGGAGGATGGCGACAAATATTACATTCGCAAGGAATATACCGAGGTTAGCGAATTGGGAAGGGAGGTTTTACAAGATGCCAATAACGAAGGATCGGGAATACCGAACAATGTTCCAGCCGTTGATGATCCCGAAGGGGACAGAGGAAAAGAGGATTGAAAGTGATTGTTACGTTGAAGGCTTCGCAACGACCTTCGGCAAGCCGTATTTGCTGTATGAATGCGACGGGATCAAATACTACGAAATGATCAACCGCAACGCCCTTGTGGGCGCGGACATGTCGGACATTATTATGCAGTACAATCACGAAGGGAAGGTTCTTGCCCGCCTTTCTAATTCAACGCTGGGCGTAGAGCCGACCGAAAGCGGCTTGTTCACGTATGCGGATTTAAGCAAATCCCGCGCGGCGCAAGACCTTTACGAAGAGATCAAAAACGGGCTTATAACGAAAATGTCGTGGGCGTTCCGCGTTTTGGAAGATGCCTACGACCGCGACACAAGAACGCGAACGATCTTGAAGATCAAGAAGGTTTACGACGTTTCCGCCGTGAGTTATCCGGCAAACGCCGATACCGATATTTCCGCGCGTTCCTACTTCGACGGAGTGATCGAAGCAGAGAGACGGGAGGCGTTAGCGCGGAAGGCGCAAATCCTAAAAATTAAACTTATGATTGAGGTATAACACAATGAGAATTAAAGAAATTGAAGCCCGCCTTGCGGAGATCAAGCGTGAAATCGAAACACGCGGCAAAGAAATAAATGCGGAAGAGCTGGACATACTCGAAAAGGAAACGAAAGACCTTACCGAAGAGCGCGCCGGACTGATCGCCGCCGCAGAGAAGCGAAACGGCATCCTCAACAATATCGCGAATGGCGCGGGGATTACCGTTCGCAATTTCCAGCAGGAAAAAAAGGAAACCGACGATCCTTTCGGGACGCCGGAATATCGTTCCGCGTGGCTGAAACAGCTTCGTCGTCTTCCGCTGAATGATGCGGAAAAGCGCGCGTATGCTAACGCGAGCGGGACGGGCGCGGAGGTTATCCCAACGCAGACCGCAAACGAAATCATTTCGAAAGTTAATCAGCTCGCGCCCATGCTGAACGAAGTTACGCTTCTTCACGTAAACGGCGCGGTCAAGTTTGCCATCGAAGGCACGAACACCGCTGCATCGATCCACACCGAGAATGCGGACATTACCGCAGCGGCGGATACGCTGACGTACGTTTCCCTTTCCGGATACGAGATCATCAAGCTGGTTCAGATTTCCGATACCGTTATAACGATGAGTATAACGGCCTTCGAAAGCTGGATCGTAAATATGCTTGCCGAAGCGATCGCCCGCAAGATCGAAGATTTGATTATCAACGGTACGGGTTCTTCCCAACCGAAGGGCATTGACAAGGCGAACACTTGGAACGCTACGAATAGCGTTACCGTAGGCGCTTCCGCGTCCCTTACCGCCGCGAATGTGCAAACGCTGATCGGACTTCTGCCTTCGGGCTATGACAGAAACGGCAAATTCGTAATGAACAAACGCACGCTGTTCATTGATTTTCTGCCGTTGCAGGATAACAACAAGAACCATATTGTAACGGTGCAGGGCAATAATTACTTTGTATACGGCTATCCGGTGTTGCTGTCTGACTACGTAGCCGATCATATCGCGTATTTGGGTGATTGCTCAAAAATATGCGCCAATTTTGCCGAAAATATCAGCGTGAAGAGCGCATATGAAATCAACACAAACAGCTACAAATACAGCGGGATCGCTATATTTGATTGCGCGCCAGCTATAGGTGAGGCATTTGTTAAGCTGGCGAAAGCGGCCGGAGATTAAGGGACAGGAGGTTGAAGTGCAATGCTTGACAAGGTAAAAAATGTCTTGCGGATAAAAACGACCGCCTATGACAACGAAGTACAAGGGCTGATTGATGCCTGCAAGGCTGATTTACGCCTTGTCGGCGTGGAGGTTCCGGAAACCCCCGACACTCTTATAACGCGCGCGATCATGCTTTACGCAAAAGCTAACTTTGGATACAGCGACGACAGCGAGAAATACCAAAAAGCGTATGACCATTTGAAATGCTCTTTAAGTCTGGCTGGTGATTATAATGCGGCAATATGACGTGTTGACGCTGGTTAAAGCCGAAACAAATACGGGCAGGGCAGGCTTTCCAGAAACGGCGGAGGTCGGGCGGCGGGAAGTATATGTTGAAGTAATGAGCGTAAAACGAAGCGAATACTGGCAGGCATATGCGGCAGGAATATGCGCCGATATAATGTTCTGCTTGCGATCCGCCGATTATGACGGAGAAACGCAAGTAATATACAACGACATGCCATATAAGGTTGTAAGGTCATACTCCACAGGAGAATACGTTGAGCTGACCTGCACAAAGCGATGATATGAAGATGGAATTTACTGGCATGGACGAATACGTTGAAATGCTTAAAAACCTTGGAGAAAGATATAACGAGACATGCAAGAGGATGCTTAACGCGGCGGTTGCAATCCTGCTCGCCGCTTTAAAACGCGCCGGAAGCCCGTTCAGTGACAAAATATACGCGCAGGCCCCTAAAAAGAACGCATACGGCTGGTGGTCTATGGTAAAAGTAAAGGGCCGCACAAGTACGGGCACAACGGCAAACAGGGCGGCCACGGTATACGAGCATGGACGCAAGGAAGGCAAATACAAAAGCAGAAAGGGCAATACAAAACATTATCCGTCACAACGTAAGCGGCCATTTATACATAAAACTGTCGCAGACTGTGAGCCGGAGGTTATAGCGGAAATGCAGAAAATATATGATGAGGAGGCAGAAAAGATGTGATTGAAACGATCAAAACCGCGCTAGACCCTCTTGGATATAATGTAGCGGTTGGCGATGTTGACGGGCCGTCGAGCGCTGAACGCGTAGTTATAACAGATATATGGCATGAATATCCAAACGAGGCGGACAACGAACCGTTAACGGAAGCGGCATGTGCTGACATTTGGTTTTGCCTGTATGGAGACTACCGCGAACGAATCAAAAGCGCGGAAGCAGCACTGATAAAAGCGGGGCTGATAATAGAGGACAGCCGGTTTACGGGACGCGACAAGGAGACGCGGCTATATATGTACACAATAATGGTTATGGATAAACACATATACAACAAGGAGGGCTTATAACATGGGAAACAAGGTACAATGGGGATTATGCCGGATGGCATACGCGGTAATAACCGAAGGCGTGGACGGGAGTATAACATATGGAACGCCCGTCCCGATGCCTGGAGCGGTTGACTTTTCGTCCGCGCCATTAGGAGACACGACGGAATATGAAGCCGACAACATCATCTTCCATCGTGCACAAGGCAATGATGGGTATGACTTAGAACTCAAGCTTGCCACATTGCCCGAAAGCTACAATGCGGATGTATTGGGGGAAACGCTGGACAGCAACGGCGTGCTTGTAGAAACGTCGGCATCAGAAATCAAAAGGGTAGCCATATTGGGTCAGTTTGAAGGGGACGTACATAAAAAGCGGTTTATATTCTACAACTGCTTGCCTGAGCGCGTAGGCGAAAAGGGCGGAACAAGCAGGAAAAAAGACCCCTCTACAGGAGAAAAGACTATCAAACTGACGGCTGATCCAAGGCTAAACGACCTTACGATAAAGGCAACGACGACGGCAGAAACGAACCAAGCGATATATGACGCATGGTTTGATACGGTTTATGCCGGAGCGGTAAAACCATCACCATAAGGAGGCAGACGATAATGGAAAGAACATTAAATATAGACGGCAGGGACATAACGTTTAAAGCCTCCGCAGCGTTCCCGCTGACCTACCGCGCCTACTTTGGGCGGGATTTTTTTGCCGACATGGATAAACTTACGGAAGAAGACGACAGACTGATATTTTATGATGTGGTATGGGTGCTAGCGAAGGGCGCTGATCCATCCATACCGACAACAATAGAATGGTTTGACAGCTTTGAATCATTCCCTATCTTTGAGACATATTATCAACTTAATGATATGATACTCAAATCGTTTGCAACGATAAAAAACTGACGGGCGGCGGCAGCCCGATAACGACGGCAGGCTATATGCTTGCCGTCGTTAATATTGGGCTGACCGTCGCTGATCTAGATCGTATGACGATAGGTATGGTGTTAGACATGATAAACATAGCATCGGGCAGGCCGGACGTAATCAGGGCGACGCAGGCGGATTATGACAGTTTTTAAAGTAAGAAGGAGGTAATGGCATGGGGTACAACATAGGCCCAACAATCGCAATTAAGGGCGAACAGGAGTACCAGCGGGCTATGAACGCTGTCCGTCAGAACATGAAATATATCAAGGCGGAAGCAGCGACACTGACCTCAGAATACAACAAGAATGATAAAAGCGTAGAATCGCTGACGGCGGCGAACAAAGGCTTGCGGATGGCACAGGAACAGCAGCAAAAAGCAGTTAAGGATACACAGGCGGCCCTTGAACGCATGAAAGAAGAAGGCGTTGACGAAAGCTCCGAAGCCTATAAGGCCATGAAAGCTAATCTTGATAATGCAACCGCCGCGTTAAACACAACAAAGCGTGAAATCGAAGATAATGAAAAGGCCATTAAGGAGCTGAACAGTGAAGCCGAACGAAGGCCGCTTGAACAGTATGCAAAAAGCGTTAGAAGCGCCGGAGAAGCAATGCAAAAGGTAGGCAAAACCCTTAGCATGGCGGTTACGGCCCCGCTTGTGGCGGCTGGAGCGGCAGCAATAAAGATGTCAGCAGACTATGAAAACGCAATGGCGAAAGTCGCCACGCTGACAGGTAAGAGCGCGTTGCCGGAGCTGGCTGAAGGGATATTGGAATTATCGAATGCGACAGGCATAGCGGCGAACGAGTTAGCGGAAGCGCAGTATCAGGCGATATCGGCAGGTGTTGACGCTGCTGAATCGGTTGATTTCCTTGAAATCACAACGAAGATGACAAAAGGCGGCTTTACAGAAGCCGCAACGGCGGTTGACGGGCTTACAACGGTGCTAAACTCATATGGTATCGCGCTGGATGAAGCGGGACGCATAGCTAATTACTTCTTAATAACGCAAAATAAAGGCAAGACAACCGTTGACGAACTGGCATCAGGCATAGGACAGGTAGCGTCGACCGCGAACGCGGCTGGCGTATCGGTTGAAGACCTGTTTGCGGCGCTGGCATCATTAACGGCAGGCGGCGTACAAACCAGTCAGGCTATCAGTTCCCTAAAAGCCGCTGTATCAAACATTATAAAGCCATCGGGAGAGGCCAAGGAAGCGGCCAAAAGTTTGGGGATAGATTTTTCGGTTACAGCTTTGAAAGCGCAGGGATTAGGCGGATTTCTCTCAACCCTTGGTGAAGCAACAGAAGGCAATGTTGCTACAATGGGCCGTCTGTTTGGCAGCACGGAAGCGCTTAATGCGGTGCTACGGCTCACATCAACGGAAGGCGCAAAGCTATTAAACGATACCCTGTCGGAGATGAAAACAAACACAGGCGCGCTGGATGACGCATTTAACACGGTAACAGGCACAAAAGGCGCGGCAGTCGAAATCGCGCTGAACAAGATAAAAAACGCGGCGATCAAGCTGGGTGACGCGCTGTCGCCAACGCTGACACTGCTGGCGGATATAATAACGGCTGTAGCGGATACATTGGGATCAATGTCAGCGGAGCAACAGAAGGTACTTGTTGTAACGCTTATGCTTACCGCCGCCATAGGCCCGCTTGTAAGAGTTATAGGCAAGGCAACAACAGGCGTTGCGGGACTTATAGACAAGGTGGCTAAAGCGGGATCGCTGGCCGGACTGATAACGGGGCCGACAGGCTGGATTGCCTTAGCGGTAGGCGCTGTTGCGGGGCTGGTAGGCGCGATATCGTCAGTGGTTGCCAAGCATAAGGAGCTTACATCCGCCGCTAATGATCTGCGCGAAGCGACTAAAGCGGCGAAGGAAAAGGCAGAAGAAGCCAATGCTACGTATGTAAAAACGGCAAATGAAACGATGTCAACAGCGACGCTTGCAGAAAGATACGTGGAACGGCTGAAAGAACTCAGATTTGAGATCAGAGACAACAAGGAAGCGCAGGAAGAATACGCTGCAATCGTAAGAATCCTGAACAACTTGATCCCAGACCTGAATTTGGCATTAGACGAACAGACCGGTCACATCAAAGGCGGGACAGACGCGCTACAGGATCAGATAGAGGCGTGGAAGGCAAACGCAATGGCACAGGCGATGGAGGAGCAAGTGGCCAAAGCAACAGAAGCCTATACGTCTGCACTGATAGCACAGGAAAAATCAAGACTGGAGCTTGAACAGTATAAAGCAACCCTTCAAAATGTGAATGACGAAATGGACAATTTGGAATACAATATATTGCCTGATTTGGACAGAGGCACCGAAGAGTTCGCGGCAGCCAATGAACGCTATGCAGACCTGATACATCAATCCAATGATCTTAAAACATCCATTGAATCAGTAGTCCAGGCCATAAAAGAAAATGATGCAGAAGTTGCGACACTAGCAAAGGATATGCAAATCGAAGTAGAGACCGCACAAGCGTTGATTGATAGAGTTGCAGAAGGTACAGCGTCGGACGAAGACGTAGCCGCATTATCGGACGCGATAAGTACGCTTGGAACCGAACTTGAAGAAGCGGATGAGGCGGCAAAGAAGTTTACCGAAACCGTTGACAACATGTACCAGCAATTCAGCGGAGCGGCACAGAGTATGCTTGAAAGAATTGAAGAAAACACCGATGTCACCCTTGAAAAAATGATTGAGAATCTAAAGCACAACCAGAAGGCGATTGCTGGCTGGGCGGCTAATCTGAAAACGTTAGCAGAAAAAGGTGTTGACAGGGGCTTTTTGGAGGTCGTACGTCAGATGGGACCGCAATATGCGGGGCTTGTGCAGCAGATGGTGGACGCAACGCCGGAACAGCTCGCTGAACTGATTGCTGCATGGCGCGGAGGCGGTGAAATGGCATATGAAGCCGCATATGAGCTGGCGACAGAATATGCGCGGGGCATGGGACGCGGACTAAAGGATATTGCGTTGGAAGTTGCAAAAGAAGGCGGTGCAGATATGGCCCGCGCCTTGATAAACTCAACTCGTCAAACGCTTGAAATCGCATCGCCGTCCAAAGTCGCAATCAGGATGGCGCACGACTATGGCGACGGTATAAGCGTAGGGCTGTATGGCAAATTGCAACAGATACGGGCTGCATCAAGCGCACTGGCTAAAGCGATGATATCAACGCCTGAATACAGGGGCATGCCAAGGTTAACCCTGCCGGATAATTATAACTCAACAAAGACAAGTATACAGAACCATATGCCTATAACGATACGCCTATACAGCCAGAATGTTGACGCGGCGACAGCTAAACGGCTGGCAGCAGCAGTCAACCGTGAATTGGGGAGGATGATAAAAGCATCATGAGGCAGTTTGCAATACGTAACGAATGGGGGGATCAACGCAGTTTAACAAATAAAAACGGTTTGTTCCTCATAACGCCAGATGGACTTGGAGCAGGCAGTAACGGAGAGTATAGCAGGATAACGGACGGGTTTTTCGCGGCGACACCAAAACGCCCCGCGCAGACAGAAATAACCGGAATAATAATCGCCCCCAAAAATGCTTATAGGATATACCATGATTTTGTCCGCTGGCTTATGCAGTCAGACGATTTACAGCTAATGTACAGGCCGAGCACTGATATAGGCTGGTATTATATTGACGTAGACGTACGGATGATTGAAAAAGGGGAATTAACGCGTGCGGGCGTACTGGAAGCCCCTATATCGTTTGCGGCTAAGTCTCCGTGGTATGATATGCAACCGCTTACATTTGCGATCCCAGTTGATGTGCCGGCAAAGGCTGACATAACATATACGCGGTACCCGTTTGTTTATGGGTCAGTTTATCCCGTATCATGGTCTAATAATATCAATTCCGTGGATATTACTGTCGGTGGGCATTTGCCAGCTGGGATATACATGGAATATCGCGGGGCGCTCACAAGCCCAGCTATAACTTTAACGCAAGGCAAAACGGAAATAGGTTGCATGAGTTTAAACACAACAATCACAGAAAGCGAAACGCTCATATTTTCGACGCGTCCAAATGCTTCAGGCGTTTGGATAATGGACGCAGATGGGGATATTCGCGACGTGTACGATAAAGTTGATATAACACGGAATGCTTATTTCAGAGTGTTGCCTAATACAACATACACACTGATGCTTACGAGTTCATCCGCAATAACAACACCAGCTACGGTTAATATATACCAATACTACAGGAGCGTATAATATGGTGGGATATATAAAGAGCGGTGCGGACTTTGCAACGCGTCAAAGAATTGAGATTGTATCATATAGCGCATATCTGAGAACGGGGAACGGTGATACATCATCAATATCGATTGTTGGCGGGACATCCGCCGAATTAGGCGACTATCTGCTGTATAACGGTTATATCTGGGTTATTACTGCTGTTACGCCTAACGATGGGATTACAAACATCCAGTGTGCGGACGTTAGTACCCTATTCGACCGCAAAACAGTATTGCCACAAGGTACAGTGCCAATCCATGAAATGGCATTCATGGAAAAAATATTGCGAGAAGAATATGTAGAATGTAATGACCCATTATATGCTATGCCGTACTTGCGCGTAATCACGGAGGGTTATCCGGCTATAGGTTTTGTACGTCCCGAATTAGATGAATATAGAATGTACACGTTAACCGAATACATGGAACGTGCCAGAAGGATTGCGGACACTATTATCACATTTGCATACACGAATATCAACTTGACAGCGCATATATCGCTTGTATATGGGAGCAGGCAGATAGACTTTGCTGACGGGCAACACGAGTTAATAAGTGAAACATATGCCAGTGACATAACCGCAAAGATTACCACAATCCGCCGCCCCGAGGTCGGCGGCGGCTATCGGGATACCGATTATTATTTGGTCGCTGACGGATCAATAACACAGGATGCTAACGCGACCGAACGGGTGCGCGGGGGATGGGAATACATTAAAGGCGGTGACGACGAGGAAGCGGATGTCAAAGACAAGTTTGCGCGGAACACATACAGCCATCAAATAGTATTCCGCAGCCCCAAAATCTATAATTGGGGTTCAGGTGTAAAGATACGTATGCTGGATGGCCGTATTATCACATCCCGCATAACGGCGATTATGGATGATGGCGGGGACATGCTCACCTATACGGCGGGTGAGGCACGTGTTACATTGACAGAGATATTACAGGGGGTGGCTAGATGAGTATACAGGGAGTTACATTTGACCTGCAGCCGCTGACCGCTGCGTTTGATGGGGCATTACACGCCTATCTCCTGACAGATGGTGTGTTGCGCGGGTGCGAGGTTACTTACTCTGGGTATGACGTATATGTCAGCCCAGGGCAATTTATTGCTGCTGGCCGGTTGGTGCACATACCCGAGCGGACAAGGATATTCGGTTCGTCGATATTTGAGAGTGCAAGCATCCAGATCAAATTCACGATTGATCTCAATAATACGGCCAGTGCGGCAGAGTTTACACAGGGCCGATTTGCGTCAGCTTGGGTTAGCACCTCATCAGGGGACACGTTCCCTGCACTCGTGCAAGAGGATATTAACGTGAGTACAGGCCGCAAATATGAAGTAGAGTTTGCACGGGCAACAACCGACGCGTCAAGATTACTAACATCCGCAACGCGGACACTTAGAGCGGCTGATTTAAGGCTTGCAGCTTCGGGGGG